AAATATTCTCAGTCAAACAGCGTCATTAAATGCTTTTATGGAAAGTACAACAGCTATAAATATTTTAGTAAATAAAACTACTGCTTTTACTAAGATAGCAAATAACTCTAATGCTATGTCTGTAATAGCAAATAACTCTAATACTATGTCTGTAATAGCAAATAGCTCTAATGCTATGTCTGCAATAGCAAATAGCTCTAATGCTATGGCTTCGATTGTAAATAGTCCTACGGCTTTAGATGTAGTACTTGCACGTTCAGTAGCTATGAGAGAAATAGCAAAAATTCAAAGTGCAGTAAACAAAATAACAGGAACAGCTGTTGCGTTAAATAAAGTGGTTAAAAATAGTGCGGCGAAGAGTGCTTTAGCTACCCAAAATGCTAAGTTGCAAGCAAATAAAAGTGCTATACACACTATACTAAAAAATAATTCAAATTATTTCAGAGAAATTATAGTATCACAAAAATCGGATTCTTCACCGACACAAGAGATTAGTAGCACTTATATAGGTGTAACTTATTGTTATGGCTATAATGGAGGTTCTGGATATGGAATTGTATACCATGGACATGACACAAATATAGAAGCGGGTAGGGCGAACGGCTCGCAAGATGAAAATAAAAAATTCATAACGCTAGGTGGAACTAAATTCACAGAAAGCGGAGATGGATACTTTATGTATTCAATATATCAAGCTATTTAACAAGCTATTTAATATTTACAAGTCATCTAAAAGATTAGATTAATAGTCTAATCTTTTTTTATATAAAAAATAAATAATCAAAATTAGGAGGAAAGTTATGGAAGAATTAATAACACAACTAAGTGGACTAGGAGCAGTAGGGATATTATGCGCTTTGCTGTTCAAAAACACTATGCAGGAGAAAAAAGAAGATAGAGATATGTATAAAAAAACAGTAGAAAATTTCATAGAACTATCTACACAGCAACAAGAGATAAATAAGAATATACTTGTTGAAATGGGAGCAATGAAAACGGACGTAGAAGAAATCAAAGAAGATGTAACAGACATAAAAGACATGTTACAGAAAGAAGGTCTTTAAATGAGAGTAGCACTAACAGCAGGGCATACGCTAACAGGAAAAGGAACAGGAGCAACAGGGTATATAAATGAAGGAACAGAAAATAGGATATTGATGGATTTGGTTGTTAAATGGCTTAAAAAGGGTGGGGCTACTGTGTATAGTGGTAAGGTAGATAAGTCTAATAACTACTTAGCAGAGCAATGTCAAATAGCCAATAAGCAAAATGTAGATGTAGCTGTACAAATACATTTTAACGCTGACCATACGACATTAAATGTCATGGGTACAGAGACGATATATAAAACTAATAATGGTAAGGTATATGCCGAAAGAGTCAACGAGAAACTAGCAACAATATTTAAAAATAGAGGCGCAAAATCGGACGCAAGAGGTCTTTACTGGCTTAGTCATACAAAAGCTCCAGCGATATTAATAGAAGTGTGTTTCGTAGATAGTAAAGCAGATACAGACTATTATATTAGACATAAAGACATAGTCGCTAAGTTAATAGCAGAAGGTATTTTAAATAAGACAATAGATAATAAAGAAAATAGTGAGGATAAGAAAATGTATAAACATACAATCGTTTATGATGGAGAAGTTGACAAAATCCCCGCAACTGTAGTTGGCTGGGGCTATAATGATGGTAAAATATTAATATGTGATATAAAAGATTATGTACCAGGTCAGACACAAAATCTTTATGTTGTTGGGGGTGGAGCATGTGAAAAGATTGGTTCTATGACTAAAGAAAAATTTACTATGATAAAGGGTAATGATAGGTTTGATACACTTTACAAGGCACTAGATTTTATTGATAGATAGATTAGAAGGTAGCAACTAGAGTTAGTTGTTACCTTCTTTTTTTTATGTCTACTTTTCTTTCTTCTTCCAAACAACTTCGTATCCTATCAGATTAGCAATAGTCAAGATTTCACTATACTTCATAGTCTCATTATTTATTTTTTGTCTTAAATTCTCTACTGTATTATTCTTATTATTATATTCATTCATTAAATTATTTAACTCATTCATGCTGATATTTTCTTTCACAAGAATACTTTTGATTTCATTTTTCCATGTCATTTTTTCACACCTCTCTTATTTATATAATAACATAAAAAAATTAAAAGTAAAAGAATAATCTATGTTAATCAAAGTTATATTTTTGGAAATCAAAGAAAAAACTTTGAAAAAGTGTTGACTTAGATATTCATATAGATTATAATATAATTAACAAATAAAACAAGGGGGTAAGCAAAGAATGAAAACTTTATTTAAAGAAGCACATAAAATAGCAAGAGAAATTAAAGAAAAATATAATGATGTAGATTATAAAGTACAATTTAGTCTTTGCTTATCCTTCTTAAATAAAAAGGGGGATATAAAAATGAAAGAATTAAAAGGGTCAGAAAAACAAATTATTTGGGCTAATGATATAAGAACAGACATTTTAAATTTAACTAACGAACTAGAAAAAAGTAAAATAGAAAGAATAAAAAATGAAGACTACAAAATCAAAGATATGAGTATAGAAGAAATGACAGAAAGATGTAAAAGAAAATTTGAAAGAATAAGAGAAGCAATAAGCAACATAGAGGATGCTAAGTTCTTTATAGATAATTTTAGAAATGTTTTAAAATATAATTCTTTAAATCAAAAAGCGTTTCAAATAAACCAGATTTTTCGAGAGTCTCAATTTACAGAAGAAATTGGAAATTTAAAATTTTTAAAAGGAGAAACTCAAGCGTCTCATAAACTTAGAAAAGTTGAAGGTAGTATAAGCTATGAAGAAGCTAAAAAAATAGCTAAAGAAATAAATTTTAATGATAATTGGTCTAATGAAATAAAAGAAAATGTACTTGAAATAGTTGAAATATTTGACGACGCAGTAAAACAAGCTACTAGCACAGAATATATAGAGAAAGCTAAAAAATACATAATAGAAACATTAATACAAAAAAATGCACAATTTTATAAAAATGGATTTGCAGACATTAAAAAGAAGCAGATTGAAAACTATAGAAAAATAGAAAGTGCTGAAAGAAAAATAGAAATTGCATACCAAATATTTAGAGATGGTGTAGAGTGTTAAAAATTTTGGATTGGTACAAATATAGTTCACCGTCGAATGCTATAATTTTAATATATAAAATAAATGGAGGATTGAAGTATGAATATAGATTTTAGTACAATATTAAATTTAAAAGTTAATAAAGAGAATGTTGAAATGATAGAAAAAGAGATTAATAAAATCAACAATGATATATTTGATATAAGTCTTAAAGATTGTGCAAACAGTCACGTGGGAATCGTTAAAGAAACAGTTGGAAAAAGTTTAAACATTGAAACGTGGGGGCATGGTGAAATTAACAGTAGCATAGGAATAAGATTGAGATTTAATTTTTATTATTCAAAAGGCGACAAAGTAGACATAGAAAATATAGAAAACATTTTAATATATGTAAATAGCTTATGCAGCAAAAATGTAGAAAGTGACCTTATAGCTAGTGTAAGACCTGGATTTTATAAATTAGAAGAGAAATATTCTACACGCGTTGAAAAATGCGAAATTAGACACGAATTTACAGGCATAAACAAACAAGAAATTAAAGAATTTTTAGAGTATCTTACAGAAATTGAAAAGAGCGAAAGAACTGTTATGTATAAAAACAACTAAAAAATGGAGGATATAAAAAATGAATAAACAAAAAGCTAGAAGATTTTTAAGAGTTATAGATATGAATATAGATAAAATAGAGGAAGAAGCTATAAAAGCTTTTAAAGAAAGTTGTTTAATCAAAGAGACTAATAATATAAAAATTTATATCGATATACAAGGAAAAGTTGAAGCGATAGCAGTTCAAACTTGGGCTAAACTTTTAGGTGATGACAAAGAAATTAATATTTTCACATTAAATCAAGCGCCAACTCATTTAAACGATATGCTTGGAGAAATTTGTTACGTAAACGATTATGAAGAATTTGAAAATTGGTGTGAAAATGAGTGGGAAAATTTGGATTGGGATAGTTATAAAAAATTCAATAAAGAAAATTTCGAAGAAATTGCTGAAAGAAATATAGACGATAGCACATCAGTTTTTTTAGAAGAATTACAAAAAGGCATTGAAAGTTGTAAACAAGAATTGCAAAATGTAATTGAAAATTAAGTAGAAGAGTATTATTATTAATGTATATAGTATCGCTTTTAAGATTAACTACGAGGGATTTAAAATATTTTTTAATTTATTTAGAAATAATATTGTAATAAGAATTTTAAGATTAACTATGAGGGATTTAAATGTCAATTTAATTTATATAGAAATAATATAATATCCAATTTTAGATTAACTATGCGGAAATAAAAACAGTGTATTCAATAAATACACTGTTTTTTAATGTTTAGTTATTATGATAACTTAATCCTTCGATTATAAATCCTACATTCGTTGTCATCTCTAATTCGTTACTTAACATTATTCCTTGTGTAAATTCATTGTCAGCTGGCAATGTTACTCTTTTTCTAGCAATTGCTTCTATAATTGTTTGAAATAGTTTAATTTTCATATCATTATCATGTTCAGCGAATCGTAGATAATTCGTTACTTCTTGCGAAAACTTATTCAACTCCGATTTAGTCATTTTTTCAGATAACTCTTTTCCAATTTGCAGATAAACATTCATCTTTTCCAACCCCTTTTTAGATTATAGTTAAAACATATTATTT